AACTGTAAACTACGATTACCACTAGACGCCATTTGAACAGCCAATGTGTCTAATGATAATTCTATTCCATCATCAATACTAGCAGCCTTGTATCCTGGCGGTGATGTAACTATAATTGGAGCCATTGGATTGGGTGCTGAACCTACCATGGTAGGCGAACTTGCGGTAGTTGTGGTATTAGATTTAGCCGCTGTATTGGCGATCTTCATTTCTATCATGCCGGTGGGATCAGGCAACAAGAAAGTGTTTGTTTCGTCGTCAAAGAACAAATCAGTATATCTCGTGGCGATATCTGCTCTGTCAGAAGTTACATCATTTGAATGAATTAATCTTATTGTCATTGCTTATCCTATGTATGTTACAGTCCACGAATCATTGCCATCAAAATTAACATTACCTGCTAAAATATTAGCACTTAAAAAATCTCCGGCAGCAAGTTTAACTACTCCACTGGTTCCAAAGTGCGACGCTGTTCCTGTATTGGTATCTGTTTCCCAGAATGCAATAATATTAGCACCGCTACTGTTACCGTTCTTGAGAATGGCAATTTGATTAAGTCCATTGTTACTACCAACTCTGGCTACTAGTGTTGTTTGATATAACCCGGGAATTGGTGCAGTGAATTTTCCTGTAGTAGTATCAAAGTAATTACCTTGATTGTAATCAACAGTTAAAGATGAACCCTTAATATTGACATTGGCTGTATTATACCATACAGGACTTCCACTTCCATAAACACGGAACGCTGGTCTATTAGGAGCGTATCCAGCAGCGATACCCATTGCGGTAGTATTACCTGACACATACAGGTTAGGTAATACTACATTACCTACATTGTCAAATGTAGAACTATATGCTCCGGAAATAATGGTGGTGTTAGGACTGCTTCCCACTAAATTACCAACAGTGGCATTACCAGTTACAGATATGTTTGCCAGACCACTTGCATAACCACCTGTAACCACAGCATTGGCTGTTGACAAGTTGGTAGCTGCCAATGTTGTAACATTACCACTGGTTGAATTTATTGTAGTAACTGTTGCAGAAATAATACTAGCATTGGTTAATGCACTTATGTAACCACCACTGATAACAGCATTGGCACTGTTAAAGTTTGCAGTTCTTAGTGTGACAATGTTGCCACTGGTAGTGTTTAGTGTAGCTACATTTGTATTAGGATATGTTAGTAAGTATGCTGCAACCTGTGTGTTACCATAACTGCTTACACCAAATGTGGCATTAGCATAGGTTTGGAAAGCACCAATATTGGCATTGCTTGCAAATATCTGATTTTGAATACTGCTTACATTGGCATTGGCAAATGTTTGATATGCACCTAGATTAGCATTTATAGTATTGATACTCGTTGCTTGTGTGGCTGCATTCGCATTGGCAAATATTTGGTAAGCACCAACATTGGCACGAAGCACATCATCAGTTCCACTGCCACTAGCAGCAGTTAATATGTTGACACCATTGGCTGCAAACACAAAGGTATTTGCACTAATAACATTTGCACCAGTAATATTACCTCCAGTACCACTGGTTGTTATACTAATCGCACTAATTGTGTTTGATACTATAACATGATTAGCGGCGATATTACCAGTATAGCTGGTTAGATAGGCAGCAACGTTGGTGTTGCTATAGGTGCTCACACCAAAAGTAGCATTGGCGTAAGCTTGATAACTACCTAGGTTAGCATTTATAGTATTGATACTTGTTGCTTGTGTGGCTGCATTTGCATTTGCAAATATTTGATACGAGCCAATGTTAGCGTTTATGCTGTTGATACTAGTTGCTTGTGTGGCTGCATTTGCATTTGCAAATATTTGGAATGAACCAATATTACCACCAATGTATGCTTCAACATTGGTATTGCTATATGTACCACCAATACCTGTTAGTATACTAACACCATTGGCATATAGATAGTTTGTGGCCGAAACATTAGCAGTAGTCAAACCACTACTTGTAAAGTAAGAGTAGATATTACCACTACCTGGACCGCCAGTTAAAATATTAACTCGCTTGCCTGATTGTATAGTTCCTATTACTAAATTACCACCTGTACCTGCTATGGCATTGCCTTGTACATACAACCATCCATCGTTGGCCTTGGCTGCGGTTCCTACACTGTTTAACTGTGTGCCATCCCAGGCACCGCCAGCAATACCAAAGTCAATGTAGTTGGTAAGGTCAGTGCCGTTACCAGCAGTGGCCACCCATTCAGTACTGGCATTGGCACTTAGATTTAAATTTTGAAAATTAATCTGACTATAGTCATTGTAGTCGGCTGTAGCTTGAATTACAGTATATGGTAGAGGTGTATATCCAATTACACCAGCATACAGAGCACCAAATCCTGAACTATCTCCGGTGAATACTGCATTGGCTGTTGTGATATTTGTTTGTGTAACATTACCAATAAAATTAATATTACCATCAACTACAAGATTTTCGTGAATTCTAACATTGGCAGTCAAATTAACATTGGCCGTGGTAGTAAGGCCAGCAAACTGAGGACTGCTGGTCAAGTTAACAGCTTGGTCAACTCGCCCTAACAATGTATTAATGCTGGTTTGTTGACTGGCAGCATTAGATTCTAAGTTTGTAATATTTACATTTGCTGCTGTAACATTGGCATTGGTATTTGAAATACTGTTAAGTATACTGCCAACAGTATTTGCTTCTGTTGCAAGATTTGCTGCTATTTCACCCAATGTATCTAATAGTGCAGGAGCGTTATTAACTAAATTAGTAATCTGCGTATCCACATAACTTTGAGATGCAAGATTATTTAAAATTGATGATCCATTGGCAAAGTTGTACCTGGCGGCAAACACATTGCCAGTCACATAGGCATTCTGACTGGCCACCAGGTTACCTGATGCACTGATGTTGCCTTCGTTCACAGCACTGCCTGTGGTAGAGATTGACCTAAATCCATATATGACCGGTGCAGGACTGGCTCCAAATGAAGTAAGATCACTTAACACCTGTATTACATTGGCACCAATAGTACCCGTGGCTGAGATATTGGTAACACCATCAATCGTGCTGACTGCACTGGCATCAAAGGTTACATTACCACCGCTTGGAAAAGTCAAATTACCGTTATCAAATATCCAATCTTGATTAACTGCGGCATTTACAGTTCTAAGCCGGATCACACCTGGAGAGCCAGAATGAACATTGTCCCCCGAAACCAGTATGATATCACCACCATCTCCGCCCACGGTAGATCCTGCGGTGAATAACAAACTTCCGCCAGGTCCTGTGGTAGCTGATCCTGCTGTAAGTGATATACTGCCAGCGTTGCCTGTTGTTGTACCTCTGGCTGTGATGGTTATATTGCCACTGTCGCCAGAAACTGCTTCACCGGATTCAATGTTTACACTGCCTGCATCACCGGTGACTGTTGTTCCTGCCAGTATGGCCACATTGCCGCCGGCACCGGTCACTGTTTGTCCGCTGTACAATAACAAATCACCAGCGTTGCCATTTATGGTTGACCCAGCTTCTAGTTGTGCCTGGCCACCAGTGCCTGTTACATTAGTTCCTGCTCGTATGACCATGCTACCGGCATCAACCGCACCACCTGCACCTATGGTGTCACCTGCTCTTATAGTCATTGAACCAGAATCTTCGTACACACTGTCACCAGCTCTGATTGTGAGACTGCCGCCCACAGCCGCATTGGAATCCATTGGTCTGATGGCGCTTCCATCAGGTACAATCATAGTGCCAGTGTTGTCAAAAGTCCAGGTATAGTAATTGGATCTTATACTGACATTTGGATTGGCACCTTCCTCAACATTAAAGTGGCTGGCTTCGCCGCCCAGGAACAAGTTGGCCTCTGCATTGTCCTGTTCAAATCCGGCTCTAATGTGTATGTGATTAGGATATGTGGGATCAATAATAATAATTGCACTTTCATAACCCTGAGTGTAAGGAACCAAGCGTATGGTGCTGAGTCCATAGCCATCACCTGAACTGTTTGCCACAAACTGTATTGCACTATCATCTACTGAAATATTGCCGGTGATCGCGCCGCCTAGACCACTTAGTATACTAGTGCCATTGGCGTAGTTGATGTTGCCTGGTATGATTAGATTGCCATCGCTTCTAAAATACCAATAGTTATAAATAAATCCGTCCCCGGTTGCCAGTTCAACATTACCAATGTCGTTGTGAATGCGTAGATTGGCAACACTGGCTGTAGCTTCACTGGGAAGTTGTACAAACACAGAGCCTTCAATTTGATTAGCAAGGGTTAAATAATTCCAGCCAGGATTGGTGCCAGATATGGTGCCACCATACATGCTCACATCACCAATGACGCCTGCACTCGAGTATAAGTTGTTTGGAACATTTGCGGATCCATTAGCGAAGAATAATGGACCGTCTGTTTCTTCATCGACATAAAACTTTATTCCTCTACCAGTGCTGGCACCAATGTTGAACCAGTCAGCATCTCCGCTGTTGTAAATGCCACCTTGTATTGCACCATTGGCATTGATAATGCTCACACCGTTGCTGGCAAATACTGTATCTGGTGATCGTGATTCTCCATTGGCAAACAGTTGGAATGTACTTGCTCCATTGACTAAGCTGGATGCGGCTCCGCCTGTCACAGGAGCACCATTTACCAACAGTGTACCACCGTCCACACGGATAGGAGTGTTGCCAATGTAGATGGTGTTATTTGAGACCCAGAGATCCTTCCACTGGTGTGTGCTATCACCAAGGCTGTAGGTTACATTGGCAGCAGGTATGATGTTACCGTTAAATGCTGCAAGATAACTTTGTACATTTGTATTGCCATATCCTGTGTATGCAGAGGTTTGAACTGTATTATCACCAAATTGTATAGAAACACCAGGAGATAATCTCAAAACATTGGCCTGTGTGAGAACCATCTGCGGAGTAGCAATGTTACCTACCAAAAACTCAACATTGTGCGTGTCTGATACGATCTGTAAGTTACCCCCGGTCATAAACAGATAACCATCGTTAGGGAGTCCCATGGGATAGTATGGATCATTCCATGCTGTGTTGTTAATGCCCATACTCATATAATGAGAGGCATCATTTCCGTCGTCGGCAGTAACACAGATGTCACCACTGCCTTGTGGGTCTACATTCTGCAGATTAATTTGATAATATCTACCATATCCAATCGGTCCAGGATTATTTGTAGTATTTCCAAAGAAAAGTGCAGCAGGATTGGCCCAAGTCTGGCCTTGATCGTGTGCAGGACCTACTCTAATAAAACTTTCAGTTTCGATTTTGTTGCTGGCCATTATGTTGTTGGCTGCTATATTTCCAGTAAACACTGCGCCGGATAAGTTAGCTTTAGATTCAATCAATGATGATTGAGTCGCTGCATTGCCTAACAAAGAAATTAAACTTGTTTCTTGACTTATTGCATTAGATAACAACGAAGTCAAAGTAGTTGCTTGGCTAGCAGCATTAGCAGTTAGTGTATCTAATACTGTGCTTTGAGTAGCTGCATTACCAGTTAATGTATCTAATAGAGCTGCCTGAACTGATGCATTACTTTGTAAACTTGTAATGGCAGCATTGGCTGCTGTAATATTTGCTCTTAAAGAATTTATTTCTGTTGTCTGACTGGCTGCATTAGAATTAGCAAAAGTTTGATAAGCGCCTACGTTAGCATTGACAGAATTAATTGATGTTGCTTGAGCGGCAGCATTTGCGTTGCTAACCGTTTGAAACGCACCCAAGTTAGCATTGATAGCATTAATACTAACAGTTTGAGTGGTGGCGTTGGCATTGGCATAGATTTGATATGCACCAACGTTGGCATTTAATGAATCAATAGCTGCCTGTTGCGAGCCTGCGTTACCTGTTAATGTAGCAGTTATTATATTTCCGCCAACTGTAGATCCGTCATGAATTCTCAGCGTTTTTGCCTGAGTATCGATGGTTATTTCACCGCTTACTCCAGTATAGTTGTTGTTTTGTACAGTATTACCTCGCTTGAATAATACTTTGGTTACATTTACATTGGCTACTGTCATGGTAATAATCCGCTATCAATTACAACTTCATTCAGTGCAGGCGCCGGCTCGGTAGTTGAATAATATGCTGGTTTCACTTCCAGATCCAATGGAACTCCAAAGTTGTCATCGATGTATAACGGGCTTTCACTGCTGTCTGCTGCTAGTACTTTTTTAAGGGTTAATTTGTAAATTCTTTGATCCAAACTATTTACGGTTGCTGTGTCAATTGTTACCGTGCCCAATCCTTTGGTTATATCTGTAAACGTAACCGCTAAACTGTAAGCAGTAGTTTCATTTACAGGATCTTCTATTGCTAATTGAACAGTATATCCTGTCATATTAACTAGCTTTTGATCCTGGTTTCTTATGACAATTTGTAAGGGATTGTCGATCCCTTGATATACGATTATAGGGCGGCTGTACACGACTCGGTTCCTTGGCGAAAATATAGCTGGATCCCAAATTTGGACCTCAACGATATTGGAATATAAATAAGCTTGGATTTGCATTATCTTGTATTTATTGAATAAATGGTTGAACACAACTACGAAGAGTTATTAAATTCCTATCCTTTCTTGACCTATTTAATTTATGGCGGAAACGAGTACATTGGGGTTATACAAAATCTTGACGAAGTAATAACTACAATCTACGATTACGGCGCACTAAAAACTGTAGATCAAAAACGTCAGTTTTTAGAATTAGCCGAAACTTGGTGGTGGGAAAGCAATAGGTTAATACCTATTAATGTGTTTTTAAAAGAAGATTGGACACCGTTCCGTAGTGTTGTTAAAACTATGAACAGTAAAGATGTGGAAATTAAATTTGGCCCGCAAGTAAGCCTTAAAGAAATTGCTGCCAAACGCAGCAAACGTAGAAGTATTACTCTTGTACGGAAGCTTGGTTAAGCAAGTTCATATTAACAGCTACTAGATGTGCGTAAGCTACACCATGGCTACGCTTAAATGCATAACCGCCATCGGTAGGTTTTTCCCACACAGACTCAGCAACTTCACGCCAAGTCTTGCCTATCAAGTGTCTTTTTGCAGGTCGAATAATAGCAAGAAACATAGCTAACCTTGGTATGCTGTTCACTGCTTCTGGCATCTTAGTTAGTGTATCATAATGTGCGCCTATATGTATAAGCTGAGCACAAAAAGCCGGATCATACAATCTATCCCAAGCAGGCTCCTGCTGCATCAATTCTTGTAAATGCTGCTCAGACTGCACTTGTTGATATAACCCTACATTAAGAACGTCTACTTTGATGTATCCAAGATCTTCTGCTGCTTCATAATCCAAGCTTGCACGATTAGTAAACGGGTCTTGAGGCATTTCGGTAAAATACACACCGGTATTGTGCCTTGCAATTTTGTTGTCACGAATGATACTTGCAGCAGTATGTTTTATAACTGCAAGAGCTTGATCTCTATTGGCTACGTCAATGTCAATGTCTGACTTGAACTTCATAATTTAGCCTCTCCAAGAACATAACGACACCATTCTACATCTGCCATATAATCCGTGAACTTACGATTCCAGTAATCAGGATCAATCCAAGGAAGAATAATGGCCAAATGTTCCTGGTTAATAGACTCCAAAAACTGTACACCGCTATCACAGTTGTATATAACCCAAGGACTAATGCGACCAGTGGTAACATGATAACAAATCCTATTATGATTGCCGTACTTGAAATAATGGCTAAAATCAGCAAGGCTGCTATCTCCAAGGGCATACTCTTCCATGGTCTGTAATCCACGTTCAAGTGCGTCCTGGACCGCTTCCTTTTTAATATATTCACTTAACCATTCTTCATAAAAACTGTCTCGACACCAATGATCTATTTTTTTGTTATTTTTTAAAAGCCATGCAGTGAAACTAGTACTATTAATACAGCGAATAGCAACCAAGTGTCTACCGAACTTAGTAAAAGCTGTGTAGTATGGACTTGCCACGAAGTCGCTATAGCCTTTAAGACGTGCGCTACCTTGTGTAGTTTCGTAGAATTGTAAATATGCCCTAAGTCCAAATTGTACTCCTGTTTCAGATTCTTGTTGCCAACGTCGCTTGGGTTCACAAAGGTGAGCAGCTAGAGTGCTTTCCTTTCTAAACAGTCGCTCACAGTATTTACATTTATAGCTCTGATTTGATTCTTCTATCATCCCACCCATGTTCGCGAGCCAGTAGCTTTAAATCTTCTGTGGTATTAATTGCTGCCAGCAGTTCTAGTTCATCCTCTTTAAGATCGGGTCGAAACTGCCTTAAAAATTTGATAGTTTTGTTATTACTGCTTTCACGCTTCTTTTGTTTGATCCAATCATGCCTAAACGTACCCATACCAGGACTTACTGTGGTTGCACTTAGCCACTGTAGTTCTGGATACTTTGCTAGATCAAAAAAATGTTTGTTTAAATTTTCATTGCAGGATAACAAATAATATTGTTGTAATTCTGTACTACCTTGTACACTGCTTCCCCATCGGATCATAAGATACGTGCTAAACTTTTTACGTTCTTCGTCATTGAGATCATTGTAAAATTTACGATCCTTGTTATCAAAGGCTCGCATTTCATTTGTAATGTTTAGTTTATCTGTCATACTGGATGATGGGGTATTGAATCATCTTGTTTACTAAGTGCATGAATTAGTTTAACACGATCTAGTGCATCTTGTAAAGCAGGATTTGTTTTGGCAGCACGATGGATTTCACCCCACAGTTTTGAATCCATTATGTGGTCGTGTAACGACCTACCGTCACTAGTTCTAGGATCGTAATCTCTGCCTATTTCAAATCGTCGATCGGGAGGGTCTCCTATTCGTCTTGCATATACAACGCCGTCAACTCGTTCATATATGTAAGAAGCACCAGGGGTCAGTCTACCAACATTTTCCATAGTCCACTACCTCACTTTGTCTTGAAATATCTTTTACAAAATAAGCACACAATGGTTGTTCTACGCCTGTTTCTAAAGGTACTGCTAATAGTTGTCCAGGCTTTAGTTTAGGAAAATACCATTTTACATCTTGATATATATCTACAATCTCAATTTTTTCAAACTCAGGTTTAAAACTAGATATAGGATTAAAACAGAACACACTAAAGCCACGATCATTTATACTGGTTAAAGGAACAACTTCAAGGTCGCCCAAGTCTGGTTCCCCTATCAGCACATGCCAATCCACTGGCATTTTTACTATATTGTTGCCTATACGTAATACCAGAGCTGGACTATTGAAGCTTTCTAAAAAAATTAAAGGGATATAAAAATAGTCCGGCCTTCTTGGGTCGCTATTATCTAATACCGCAAATCTTAAATCTTCTACTTCATCTGGAATATCATTTAGTTCGTAGGCTGTGTTGTTTAGTGTTAGTATTCTAATTTTTATCTCCTTGCCATTTCATTAAAAACATTGTTAGTTCTGATTCGTTCCTAAAACTTATTTGTTTAAAGTTAACCTGTTTGCCACAGCCGGTATCTCTACACCACCGAGCTATCTCGTACATGTCCGTACGATCTATTTGTACCCACTTTACACCATTGCCTCTATCTTCAATTTGAAAACTCATTCCCACTCGGCCTTTTCAACAGTGAATGGATAGTTGGCTTCTTTGTAAAAAGTTTTACGTTTTGTTAAATGTCTTTTTGCGAACTTACAGGTACTGGTTATGTCCCAGATCTGAACAAAATCTTTGTCTTCAGCTTTTCTAATGCCGCGGCCAATTGATTGTATAACTCTAACAAAAGACTTGCCAGGCTCAAGCAAAACAAGATTGAAAATGCGGGGAATATTAATACCAACAGCAGCAACACCGTAGGTAGCGATAATGATTTTGTCTGAAGCTTCTGCCACTTCGTCATAGTGTTCTTTACGCTCCCCGGCTTTAGTTGCTCCTGATACAAACACACTACCTGGTAATCGTTCAGCTAAGGCCCGGCCGGCACTTATTCGATCAACTAGGATAAGTGTGTTACCCGAATCAACAATTGTACTTATCAATCTACCAATATAGTCTAGTCTTTCCTTTGTCTCTATTAAGTATTTTAATTCACTTTGATAGTTAGTATATTCTTTATGGTCCACAAGTTGTACTACATTAACATGGCACTGTGCAAGATGTCCTGCTTCTTGTAGTTCACTAGCACTTAGTTGTCCTATTACCGGTCCGAGCATACAGTTAATACTTTGTCTAGCATAATCTTCTTTAGGTATTGTACCGGTTAATCCCCAACGAATTGGCACTTGTGCAAATGGACCGCTAAGTAAACTCTTTAATGCATCGGCTTTTGCTTGGTGTACTTCGTCTACTATAACTGCTACAACACCTTCTAAAAATTCACCAATGGTAATATCAGCTTCAGCGTTCTTGGTATTCTTAAGCAAGTTGTTTAGACTTTGCCATGTACATATAGTATGTGTTCTATTGTATTCTTTACGATCACCAAAGTAAACACCTGTATCTAATTCTAAATTAACAAAGTCATCTTCAGTTTGTGTAACTAGACTTTTGTTAGGAACAATTACGATTGTGCGGCCGTATTGACTGACTGCATCGGCTAGTGCGGCTGTAATAATTGTCTTACCTGCACCAGTAGCCACTTCTTGGACACATTGTGGATTAGATAAAAACCTATTGATAATTTCTGGTTGATAATCTCTCAGCACAATAGGCTCACCGGCTCGAGGATGATTCCGAGGCCAAGTCTTGTTTTGGTATGTGTTTTTATCTACTACAGAAAATTCAAATGTAGTACGATAGTTTCTAGTATCTTCTACTTCAACATTATAACCTTGTTCATCTAAGTAAGGCAGTATCTCGGGCAATAAGTTAATGTAAGTAGTACCGCCAAGATTAAAGAATGGAACCTTACCGTCCCAACGGCCAAGTCTTACACTAGGTTGATATCTAGCACCTGGTATTTCATATTTGTATTTTTTAACCAAGGCAGTTCTAGTGCCAAGCTCAAGTCCTTCAATCTTAACATTAACTTCGTCTCGTATTAATAATTTTGCTTGCATTAGTGTCGACGCTTTATAGTATTAACATTATACACTTCTGTAGCAAAATATACAATTTTTTCTGCTTGCTGTAGTAGCATAGTTTTATCACCTCCGTGCATCATACCTTGACCACTTACTAGCAATGGTATTGATTGAGCCCATGCTTTAAATTTATTAAAATAAATTACTTTTGCAGTAACTGATTCTGTTTGTTTTAATGTTTGTGTTTTGTAGATATTCTCGGCTGCAAAATATTTTTCAACAAAATTTTTATACAACCTATCACTCATGTCAGGTTCATATACATAGATAGGATACCTGCCTGTTACAGTGGCGTATTTGATTAAGTCTTTAAACACAGTTTCATCACTGGTGGGTGCAAACTTAATCTCTTGAGCTGTCATTAAGTTGGCTACACGCGGACCGTGCTTGACTGCTGTATCCAAAAACAAAGATTCATCTACTGTATATCCATAAACAGACGAAGCATCAATTAGTAAATCTTTATTGCTTAAATCAAATCCGCACCAGTCGTCAATTACTTCAAGCAAGGAACGAGCTGCGTTAGTCACTGTTAATTGACCATCTTGTTCTAGTAATTTTATTTCGTATGGTTGTTGTTCACAGGCTTCTACTGCTGCAACAAATCTTCCAAACTCTGGCGCTATTTCAAATTGATGATTTTGTGCAAAGCCATTGGCAGCTACTACATTAGTTTCTGTCAAGGCCAAATTCCAACTACGATTGCCAGCATCGAAGCGCCAACTACCCTGGCTTATCTTTGCTAGGTCTCTTAGGTCATTGATAAGCGTAGTATCATACGGAAACTTAAGAACTATAGAATTATCCTCAATGTACAAAAGTCTGCGCCGGTCAATTTGTCTAATACCTAATCTAAATTTGGGATTTTCAACTGGTGATACATCAATTTCTTGTCGCTCTAACTGCTTACGATACTTGAGGACAATTTTAACAGCAAGTTCTGCTTGTTTGTCAGTTAGAGAACGGCCGCTTTGTGTTGTTTGACTCATGCTATCCAGTATTTGAACATCGTATCTAGCCAAACTTACTATAGGCGGTCTGCTATCAAATAAGCCGTACAGCCTGCCAGTAACCGCGTCGCGATCACCGTTTATAATTTCGATATAGTCTTCAACCGACGAAAATTTTCTCATAGTATAAGTATATTACTTAGTGTGTACAAAGTCAAAAAAAAGCCCACCTAAGTGGGCTAAAGATCCGGAGTAAAAGGAGCTATCAAAAACCCCGGCGGATCCGCTTACGCAGATTTCATACAGGTCGATTGTGCAAGTGCAGCCCACTTAGTTGGGAAACTCTTGTACAGCTGACCAATCTTGATTGCCATACGCAAACTCATCTCGCGCAACTTATTCTTGTTAGCGTCCATAAAGTCAATGACCTCGTCCTGTGCCATTGGACTCAACTCAAGATCCGCAAAAAGCTCACCGGACCTAGCGATTTGTTTGATACGCAAGACCTTGTCACGCATCGTGTCTAGTGTAAGATCCAAGTAGTGACAGCGTGATTGTAGTGCATCCAAGTGATCGCGTAACTTTTGGCTCTTCATTTTGTCAAACTTAAGGTTAGTAATAAAGATTACACTGCCCTTAAATTCAAAACTATCCGGAATACCTTCGCTGCGAAGAATACGGCTGTCCGACAACCAAGAAATCTTACGCTTCTTGCCTGAGTCTAATGCACCCTTAAGCAAATTAAGACATACATCGTCCAACAAAATGCTGTCGCAGTCATCGAACACGATCACGCAGTTTGGATCCGAATACTTGTACAAGGCTTGATACAGGCCAATTGCAGTAGCAGAACCTTTAACTACTTCGGCGCGAAGTCGCTTGCCGGCAATTTGATCAAACAAGCAGGCCTTTTCAATCTCGGCCTCAACACCATAGCTCTTGCCCACACCCGGCGGACCCGACACAATCATGGCACGAATGTCACCGTTGGTAGCGGCTTTGGTCATTTCAGTAAGTATTTCGAAACGCTCAGCAATCTCGGCCATGCGTTCTTCGTCGCTTTTGCTGTCATTGACCACAGCAGCAACATCAGTGTCAACAGCAATTGCTTCGCCATCGAACTCATCGGAGCCTACAAACTCATAGTCACTCATACTATTAACTTTGACACGGATATCTTCCGGAAAGCCAGGGAATTGGCCGCCGTTCTTGACAGTAACATAACCGCCTTTGACACCTGACTTGTATTGTTCTACAAGTTGGAACACACGATTGGATACATCGGTAGTGCGATACGCACCAGATTTAATTTTTACAAAACTCATAACGGCTCCTTTAATGTTTAAAGTTGTATTTTTATTATTCAAGTATTATAAAGAAAAAAAGAATTACTGTCAAGCAGTCTGTTTAGGAAAAGCAAAGATTTTGGCACTCTTCGATTTTGGTGCCTTTACTGTGGTCAACTTGATCAGTTGATCCGAGCGTATGGTTTCTACAGCATCGCCACCCAGCCAACCACTGCTCGTGGTCATAACTTCAGCACGGACCTTCTTGAGATCCTGAACACGGCCTATCACTAGACTATTGCCATTGTGATAACTCACATAGGCAACGGTGTCGCCTACCCGTAGTGTCCGGCCCTGCATGTCTTTGTGTGCTGCCATTTGTCGCTCCTTTGGTTGTTTGTTTACTATACCAATATTATAACAAAACGGATCTTTTCGGGCAACCTCTATTAAAATCCTTCTGGGTAAAACTTGTCTGCCAAGTCTTCATTTGCTTTACGAATCCAGTGACGGGCCGGCAATTTGCCAAGCACATCCATAGCAACATTCTCGGCATAAAAATGAAATTGACTTACATCCTTACGGGTTGCAAGTTTAGCAAGGACTGTATCAAACTTTTCACGCACCATAGGATCCGTTTTAGTACGATCAATTGCATCCTTTTTATCGATACCAATAGCACGGTATTCGGCCGCAGTAAACATACCATCCCAAGATTTCCACATCGCACGGCACACCGCATCAAACTTGGGCAGTGTAACATTAATAGTTGTTGTTTTTGTAATACGCATTTTTGGCTCCTTGTTAATTACTATACTCGTATTATAGCAAAATGAACCATTATGGTCTACCGTTGCAATTTAAGCAACAAAAGTTACAATTATTGCAACAGTTACGATTCAAGCAATGTTATTAATCTTTTAACGCATGCCAAACTTCTGGATCTGCACCCAAGTATATGCGATATAACAAACGATTACGCCATACGCTAAACTCGTTGATGCGATTTTCGAACCAAATAAGTAAATCATCCCTAAACCAAAGTGGATTTAGTAAAAAGATGCATAGGATAACAAAAATAGGCGGAAACAGCACGGCAAGTATGCTCCAATGTGTTACACGCATACGCCACCAACGGCCGCCTTCGGGAGTCATTGTTACGGTTTGTTTTTTCATACTTTATTATACAATAGCCTGCAAATTAGAACAATGCTTGATTGCGCCAATATTCACTGGCCGCTGCTACACCGCTGCCCGGTTCGACTCGGATTCCACAATCCAACATGGCCATTTCGGCTCCGGCGATTGCAGCCATTAGGTGTACTTCATTCATATCACCTAAATGTCCAATACGGAATAGTTTTCCTGCCACCCGCGATAAACCAGCACCCAATGACAAGTTATATCTCTTATATGCTCTTGCAATTACATCTGCACCATTGACGCCTTCCGGCACCATGATAGCTGACACAGTATCTGAATACCATTCAGGACTTTTTGCACAAAGGTCTAACTTCCAACCTTGTTGTACTGCGGCTCTAACACCTGCGGCCAAATAATGATGTCGACGGAAAATGTTATCTAGACCTTCTTCGTCGATCATTTTCAGCGACTCAACAAGACCATACAACAAACTCAATGCTGGTGTATAGGGATAGTAACCTGTGTTGTTACTGGCAAACATGGTGTCAAGATCAAAATAACTTCTCTTTAGTTTTGCTGTATGTCTTGATCCCAGTGCTTTCTGACTGGCACATAAAATACCAAGACCGGCTGGCAGCATAAGTCCTTTTTGCGACCCCGACACAGCCATGTCAATACCCCATTCATCAAATCTTAGATCAATACTGGCTAGACTTGATACACAATCTACGAACAGCAAAGCCGGGTGATCAACTTGGTCAAGAACACGGCGAACACCGGCTACATCTGAAGTTACACCAGTGGCAGTTTCATTATGACATACCAATACCGCTTTGATCTTGCGATCCGTATCTACTGCTAATCTTTCACGGTAGATATCTAAAGGAACACCAGTGCCCCATTCACAATCTACAATGTCTACTTCTAGGCCAAGTCGTTGACACATGTCAATCCATAAGTGACTGAACTGTCCAAATCTTGCTGCTAGAACTCGATCACCTGGTGATAGTGTGTTAGTAAGTGCTGCTTCCCAACAGCCTGTGCCCGAACTTGGAAATACAAAAGGTATTCCGTTGTCGGCACGAAATACCCGTTTCAATCCTAGTGTAATTTGTCTTGTGATTTTTGGGAAGTCCGGGCTTCTATG